GTTTATCATCCACATACTTCTTCGTTGCAGGCTGGTAATCGCCCGTAGGGGTGAATGATGAAGTGTTGGTCTTGGTGAGAACGTCAGATTTTGCAGGAACTTCCGCCCAATCCCCATTCTTACGACCGTATGCCTTGCCATCAGTTGGCGCTTCGTCTATACCGCCAATCTTCCCCTGGCTTACCCATTCACCATTACTTGCAACCCGTTCCCCGCTATCTGCAAGTAATATCGGCTCTTCGTTAGCCAACAATAACGGAGTGCCATCCGATAATAATAAATACTTTCCATCAGGGGATGGGTTTGGGTTATTTCCGCCAGCAGAACTTACCCATGCGTAGTAATCATAAGGAGCTTCCGTACCTACAGCCATGAACCCGTCAACTGCCGAACCATCGGGAACAGCGGATTTCAAGGCTTCAAGGGTGGCGTATTCACCAGCTACCTTAAATGACTTCCCAGGTTCTCCTTGTATACCTGGCTCGCCTTGTTCTCCTTTCAAAAATTCTAAAGGATAATTGACCACAGAAGCTTCACTGTTGCTTCCTGAAGGTTTAAATGCAGGCAATGACGTTACATCATCCGCTTTGTCCGCATTCGGTACTTCATTAACCCCTATGGAGTTAGCCATAAGACGGGCAACTATTTCCTGATAATCCTGTTCTGTCCAAGCCATAATTATTCCTGTTTATCGGTTGCTTCTTCCGATTGATTGTTGATAGCACGATTGAGCGCGTCAATGAAGAAAGGTTTGCAAAAAGTATTTGCATGCTCTTGTATCAGGGATACTTCTTCATCACTATACTCTGTCTCTTCATTGGAGTTGTATATCTTCAAAGCGAGTGCATGCGATGCGATACCGTTACCGTTCCGGTATAATACATTCGCAAAATTCTCTCTACAATCTATATTTTCACAATGCTTACGGGTAATGTCCGTAGCAATCAGTAATTGTTTAAAATTTATCTTTTTCATGAGTTATAATTATTAGTATTATCCACAGTAAAAATGAACCCAATAACTGCCGTCAAAAACGAAAAAGCAGGATATTTGATTGATTGAAGAAGCGTTCGTTGTGCCTCTGTTATTGGCATTCATTAGGTTTCCTTTTACCCAAACATTCCGGTTCAATTGGTTCTTCAAATATACAATCCGACCCGTAACAGCCGAACTTGGAAGAAACAGGGTAGGGTCAAAGCTTATATCCGGTCCTCCATATATGATAATATCATCGGTATCACTGACTGTATAGCTCAGTGGGGCAGACATTATACTGCTGCCTAAATTGCGGACGCCCGCAGCAAATCCGGAAGCCTGCAATCTGTTTATTCTTACCGATTCACCGCTCCTGGCATTTAATTCTACATTGCCCAATGCTTCTATCGCACAAGTATCATATCCAGCCTGAGCCATTACTCTTACACCGATTGAATGGTCACCGTAGGCACTCAGACTAAGTGCCGTAATCCCATCTCCACGAATACCGCACATTGCCCCGGAAGAGACATTCACTTCAAAAAATTTTCCACCATTCTTGCCTATCCTCAATGTCGCAGTCGGATTTTCCTTTTCGTTTTCAAGTCCTCTGTCGGTTATTTTGAATGCACCGATATACCCGCTATCTGCTGTTATATCTCCCGTAAAAGAGCCATTATGACATTCGATAGAGCCATCTTCGTGTATCTTGATATTTCCATTGGCGGTAATTATACCTTCCAACTTAATATGTTGCGACTTTAACGTTATACTTTCCGCCGACACATTAAACAAGGACGAAGCTTTTACTCCATTTTCAAACTCCGCAGCAGCCCAAATCTTGACACCATCCGCAGTGGTTAACCATCCCGCGCTTTTGCTTTCAAGATTGGATGTTCTTTTTGCCACAGCTTCAATCTTTTCATTGGTTTGGCTTAGCTGGGTCTCGAACTTTGTTATCATATCCTCGTAGGCATTATCGGTCAATGCCAGCGAATGTATGTATATATCCCCCGTGAACTTCAACTCAAAATCGCCCGTTCCGTCCCATGTGCCGAAATACTCCTTCATTGCGTATTCCTCACCTGGTTCAAGACGTTCGGTGAAATGCAGGTTCTGACCGGGAAATCCTATTATCAGCGTTCCGGCTGTAGCTACCTTATACCGAAAAGAGATAAAGAACTTCTTCGGTTCTTCCCCTTCCTCATAGGTAGGCTTATTGGCTAAATCAGCATTTGACTGTTTAATTCCGGAAGAAAGAATACGAAGCACGTTTCTATCTCCGTCTCTAATAATGGCAGCCATAGCATCCTTACGGGAATAGAACTTGTCGTTAACCAATAAGAACTTTCCGTTCACAGTAAAGAAACGAACATCGTTCTTTGTCTCCCAACCGTTCGTATTGCTTGCAAATGCCGCATTGTACAGGTAATTATCCTTTGCCTGCACCTCATCAAGCACTTTGGAGATTTCAGAGTAAATCAAATCTTCCAATATCTTGAACTGGGTAAGGATATTCACACCTGTTTTCAGGATAAAGTCACCAGTAACTTTATTTCCATTAGGACTGAAAACTGTCACTTCTTTACCAGCCAAAGAATAAGAATCAATCCCTGCATACTGACGGAAGCTCGGAGTATCATTCCCGTATGCTGCCAATACGATGGCGTTCTGTCTGGTCTTATCCGTCCGGTTACCTAACTGTACAATGTCATCGCCTGCTTGTGGTGCGGCAGACCCCGTGTCACAGTCGCTCTTTGAAAGGTCTATGTAATTGTCACCTATGCTTGTCACCAGCCGCCAATAGTAGGTATTAGAGATGTTCTCATGTACGCCTGGCTTGATGTTGAATGTCTGGCTGCGGGCTTGGTCTCCTATTACAAATTCCTGAACAATGGTCTTTTCCCCGTCTGTGTTCTCGAAGTAACAGCGGTAAAAGGTATCGTATTCCTCTACCTTAGAACATGACATGGATGCGGGAGAAAGTATTATCTGACCGCCAACCTGGCGTAATCGCTGTATCAGCAACTCAATAAACGTGGCGCTCTTGCGTGCCAGCATATGGTCTACTTCCAAATAGCTGTCGCCCGTCTTGCTATCTACTTTAATGACAAAGCCTTCACCGAGAGCACCGGAAGAAAAGTTCATGGACTGGATGTAGTCTGAAAATAATCCGCCTAAGAACTTTATTAAATAGCTGGTTTGGTCTGGCTTGATTTTACTGATTGCGCGCTCCGCTATCTCTTGAATAACCCTAAGAGCACTCATTAAATCGGTATCGGTAACATCATCCACCTTTACATGCCTCTCTAATATCCTCTTTACAGATACCCCCTTTATCTTTATCCCATTCAGAAAATCAACAATAGCTTTTACGGAACTGTCGTTCTTCTGACTGATAAACTCTGCAGCTGCACGTAATGATGACAGCACGTTAGCATCCGTAAAAGATTTAGAATCGTGTTCTTTTATTATATCAACACCTTTTCCGCCCTCGATAACAACATTTCCGGTAGTCCCCCCATTGCCAATAACAGCTCCTACTGGATAATTTCCTGATCTTGATTTAGTCGGAACGGTTCTTGTTATTATAGGAACATCTATCATATTTCGAGCATTATACAATTAAACCTATTCATCTTATAGTCAATGGTACCACCTACATTGATGAATTTCTTATTAACCATAAATCTGTCCGACAAAACAGTGTTGGGGGATATGTACTGATTATGCTTTAAAACTTGCGTCAATTTTATTCTAGTAGTCTTGTAATGATTTACTATACGTGTAATCAGAAGCTCTTCAGGACGTTTATTGCTATCCATTATTGAATTATACAAATTATCCTCCACATACCCGTCGTTAATAAAACTCAAATGCCCTGCATACATAACTTTACTATACCCTGCTCCGTCTTCGTTGTATGAACTTATTTTAAAGTCGATGTCCTCGAGTTCGTTGATATAATTTTCATTTATCACATTTTCATAAATTCGATCCGAACCGTTAGAACTAATCCCCCCATCTTGTTTTATGAATTTAATAGTGAAATTTTGCAAAAAAAGTCCGTATTTATCAACTTCAGAAGGATACAGACTCGCAAGTAAAACAAACTCCAAATCTCCCGCCAGTACCCCCGGTGTAGCGATTGACGAAGTATATATCATTTTTCCCGCGGCCCCAGTATATGGATCCGATAATTTTTTATCGTTATCAATTTCTTTATAATCCGCGTCTGAAAACTTTCCGAAAGACAAATACGAGCACTTATACAGACTGCTTCCCAAACACGCTTCATCTGTCGTAAAATCATTTCCACCGACGAACAATTTAAATCCGACCCTCAAGTCCCCTCCCCATTTATCCTTTGTTAAAGGGGATAGGGCCGAATTTTTGAAATACTTAGCTGAAGCACTTATGCAGAAAACTCCCGGTGGATAGGCCACACAAGGGCTTTTCAATTTAAATACGGGAGTATAACCGCCAATTGAACTTCCATTTGAGTTTTTTAAACGGATTCGAACAACATTCGTATAATTATACTCTGTGATATTAGGTACCTTACCCCCATCTTTATTCTCCATCTTATAATTACAGTATTTCATTGGCAACGCTCCGAGCAGTTCTTCTGCGCCGTAATCGCCTTTATACTCGCCTATATTCCCAACCGGCGCGGATGACGAGCCTGCATACTGCATCATTTCGGTATCTGCCGGTAGCATCAATACTCTGTGGGACACGTCATCCCCTGCCACTATATCATTTAGAGCCACTAACGTTCCCAAATCGTCATAGTTAATACTGAAATCCAAATCTGCTACGGGATAATTACTGCATTTAACCCTTACCTTGTTATACCCGGGAATAATATCAAGTTTATGTTCCGCCCCCATGAATCCTATATCATCCTGTATACTCATTTCATTAATTTCGGCATTTGTCTTATCTGATAAATCAGTACTGAATCGATGGTATGTTCCCGAATGATCCACATCTATGAAGTACAACTCCCCTTTCCAATCTACACATGTCCAGTTAAGGAACTTGCAGATTTCCTCAAGGACTTCTTTCATTTTCATAGGTTCACCGTCTTCGTCAAAAAAATTCTGTTCACTAATCAGCATTTCGTCTATGACATTGCCTTCTTCCATATACTTCTCTCGGCTACGCGCATACACATACGGAACATATACAGCCTCATATCTTCCAGCTGAATAAGCTACACATCTTCTTAACAAACTCCACAAAGAAACAAACCGTTTATCATCGCCTTCAGTTTTATAATTGATAAATTCTAACACAGACATAGCTGACACACATTCAATATCAAGAGTGAATTGTTCTGATGAATAATCCTGAGTATACAGCTCTGGTTTTATAAAGCCGCACCAAGTAATAGCATTATTTACTTTCAGCGTAACCCTATATTGTCTATATTCTGTGCTAAAAAGAGACTGCAAGTATTCACTCCCTACTACCGACAACGTAGCTGTTGAGAAACGTGTAGGCGTATAAAGAAATTCCTCATCATCAATATCGACGGTAAATGGTGTCTCTCCGGCTATTAATTCTGTACTGCCACCCGTATAGCCTTCTCTCTCTATCTCTACTACGCATGGAGTATTGTCCAGCGCTGCGAATGGAACCTTATATATTAATCCGTAACTCATGATATTGTTTTTTTTCCTTGGGATTTCAACTCATTGTTAATTGTCAGTATAAGGTCTTTTGCCCTGACCCTTGTCGACACCGTAGAACTCAATTGTCCGGAACGGTTAGTGATTCCGCCGTTAAGCGCTTTAAACAGATTGCCCTGCTGTCTGGTATTCAGAATCATCTCGCCTGCATTGACTCGTGCTAAAATCTTATCTCCGGAATATGGACCGCCCGAAATAATACCGCCATTCGCAAATTGAGGTATCGCACCCCTTGCGGCTTCAATCATAGCCGTCATAGCCGCAATCTGCGCAGCTGCAAGTCCCGTTCCGGCAAACGGTATACCCGCATAAGCCGCCGTACTTTTAGCGGCCATCTCGGTCATGGCGGCTGATGTCTTCAGTTTTGCATTGGCTACTGTTGTAGCTGTAGCAACACTATCTGCTGCCGCCTCTGCCACTTTACCGGCCACCGCCTTCTCGCTACTTTCCTTAGCTCCTGCCAGCTTACTACTGATAGCAGATATGTTCTCGATAGTACGGATAACACTTGCCACGCCATCGACAGAATTCATGATTGCATTCCACACTGCCATTATCTTTTCCCAGGCTGTCGCATCCACGTCATTCATCACATCTCGCAAGCTCTGGAATGCGCTCACCATCCTGTCTGATGAGGAGGCAATGCTCTTCACGCCATCATAGATATTCTCATTAAGTTCCCTACTGAGATTCTTGATGTCCTCCTGAATCTCGGCTATCTTGAGAGCGTCCTCCAGGCTACTCACCTTACCCATAGCGCCATTCAGTTCTTCAACAAGATAATCCGCGCCATCTGTAACGGCTCGCTGCAATCTGTTCCTATACTCGTCCCAGATATCCAATTCTTCACTCAGCTTCTCAACATCGCTCTTCTTGTAGTCAAAAGTGGTATCCCTCCGACCGCGTACCGGTGTGGCCTCGGCTCTAACTTCTTCTTCCAGGTCCTCTACGATGTTTCTTGTAGTGGCCATAGCGATGTCCATCATCGCTTGCCGATAGTCTTCAGCCAGCTTCCCCGCATAATCACTGCCGCTGACACCCTTGTCGGGAGATGACATGGCTGATATAAGAGCGTTCTTGGTAATATCGGCGTAGGCTTTGTTGTACTCATCGACACTCATAGCCTCTACCTTCCGACGGGCATTCAGTTCCCTAAGAGATTGCGCATAGCGTTCCTGCTGTTTCTCCAGTTCGGACTGTCCAGAAGATGAAATGTCACCGCCAGTGCCAGCGCTTGTTCCGCCACCATTCAGCGGAGATGCCGTTTCCGTCACAGTTTTAGCAATAGCCGATTCTGCCCGTCGGGATGCATCTGTCAAGACGTGTACAGTTTGCAGATATTCTTTCGCCGCTAAATCGATACTATTTTGCTTGAACACGTGATACCGCCCGCCATTAGATTTGACATAGGAGCGGCTCCTCGAGTAGTACTCTTGCCTGGATGTTGCGGATTGCTCACTGCTGGGATACATCTTCGCCAACTCCCGCAGTTGTTTCTCGGATAGTCCAACATCAGACGCTATCTCGCCAATGCGAGCTTGCAGTTCTACTTTCTTCCTGGTGTAGAAGTCTGCTTCAGCATTGGCTTCCAACAGTCTGATACGTTCACGGAGCACACTGTTAATGTCCTGTTCCTTCTTTATCTGTACGCCCAGGCTTGACTCTATTTTGGCCTGTATCTGTTTCTGCCGGTCCCTATTTCCGGCGGCATCATTATATAACTTCTGCAATGTCTGTAACTGCGTAATCTCGGCTGTGTGAGTAACACCCTCCGCCTCCTTTTTATAGTCGGAAAAGATATTCTTCACCCTCTTGGCCTCCGCGTACATATTGGTGAAGTAACCGACAATGGCGGCCAAAGCCGATATAAGCGCCATTTGCCCTACGGTACTCCACAAGGCTTGTATCTTCACCCACGCCCCGACTGCTGCCAGCTTCATGGTGTTCATCGCCTTCCCCCAGGCTGTAGATGACTGTACGGCTGCAGCCTTCGCCGATGCCGCCCGAGCCGCGTCAGCGGCTTTACTTTCTGCCAATGCTGCTTTGGTCAATGCTCTCTCAGCCTTATTCACTTGAACTGCTGTAGCTAACCTCTTGCCGTTTTCTATAGTATTATATGCCGTCTTGGTCTGCTCTAATGCCAGCTCGGCGGCGATCCTTTTCTGAGTGGCCAATAACTTCTGCTGTTCTGCTGTCTGAGACACAGATATTGTAGTGCCAATCATATTCCAGTATTGGGCAAAGTAGGCTACTACTGACTGCAGCATCTTACCTGTGAAGACAGTAGCGATGAATGCCGCAAGACCACTGAAGCCGTCACGAATCTTACCGATAGCCGATGCGGTGCCGTCTATCAGGCTCTTATAGAATTCTTGAAAACCGGAAGACTTGACCACCTCCGTAAACAGGTTTTTAAGGCGATTTACAGATGTTTCTATGTTATCCGTATCAACCTCAGGAATCATCTCGTTAAGCGCCTCTGCGAACTTAGGAAGCACATCTGCGCTCATTAGCTTGCCTTGCCTCATTAAATCATCTAAACCCGCTACAGTAGTACCCGCTGCCTTGGCCATGGCTTGCATGGCTATAGGCAGTCTTTCGCCCAGTTGCAGGCGCAGTTCTTCAGAACTGACCTTACCCTTACCCATCATCTGAGATATGGCCAAAAATACGCCATTGCTGTCATCAGCGCTCAAACTGAATGCCGATACGGCCCGGGATACAGATTCAAACACCTTCTTCTGTTCATCCATAGCCATGCCCGATGATGTGGCCGTAGCTGTAAACTTAGCAAAGCTATTGGTAAGTATATTAACGTCCTGCCCGTACTTTCTCGCCAGATTGATAAGATACCGCTGGTTGCCAGCAAACCGCATAGCACTACCCGACACGTTCTTCAACGCCGTCGTCACTCGCCCCGTCTCCCTTGCCACCTCAACAAACCGGGATAGCAGATTACTCAAGCCGATACCACCAGCTCCCAAAGCAGCCGCGAAAGTAAGCGCCTGAGCCTGCATAGACCGGAACGACTCTTTAACGCGATTCGTCCCCTTCTTGAAGTTTTCCGTAAGCAGATTCACTGCAATACTGAATGATAATCTTCCAGCCATATCATTTGAATTTTAACCCGTTTTTCATAAAACTCTCAAATTGTGCGACATCTTCATCGCTAATTTCCTTCTGGGTGTTATCCTCCCAGGGGAAAGCGATAAGGTCCTTGGCACCGTTGACCATCTTAGACGCGTCAATATGCGGAAGGATAGTAAGATAGGTCCACAGCCTTCTTTCTTCCATGATTTCCTTACGCTTATTCTCATATGCCAGCAAGTACATCGGTATATCGCACAGTTCCATTTCATTCATCGCATAATAGGCATCCAACCCGGACATGACCAGCATGGATACGATATCGGCTATCCTGATATTGTCTGTTTTGCCGCAGCTCCCTTCGTTCTGCGGCATGAACTGCCCCACCATGGCCACTTCATCCTTCAATGCGGACATCTGCGCACTGCACAGTACATGATTCGATGTTGTATTCCGATACACAGCCAACGTACATTTCACCCCTTTTTCGCAGATTGCCCTACAGTACAACAAGGCTACCACATCCTCCTCATCGGACATATCGATACCGTTGAATGGTTTACCTCGTAACAGCTCCCACCTTATGATTGTCTTAATCTTCATAACGATTTACTTTTTAAAACAAAAGACGGCCATCACGGACCGCCTTTCGCATAGCCAAGTTACCCCCCAAAAACAACGAAAAGAATCCCTGCCGTTATGACGGCTCTACTCCCGCAACATACTTAAGACCACCGATACCCTTGAATGATGCTGAACATTTAGCGAGCTGTCCTGCTTCTGAAGTGATGGAGAGCGATGTAATCATCAACTCGCCCGTATAGTTGTCCTTCTCAGAATCAAGAGTGAAAGTTCCACCGAAATTATCCCGGTCCGTTGACGCTGCCTCGCCAAAAGCAAAAGTCAACGTTTCACCGGCTATCTGCTTCGCCAGCAGCGTATCAAAGCTCATTTCACCCTCTTTACGAGTTATCAATGATTCTGATGACACTGTATAGCTCTTCTTGCCGGGTAATGACCCGGCCCAGTCGCCCAACATCTTATTAGAGATGTCAATTTCCTCCGTAGTTACTTCCAATGTCGCATTAGATGCGAAGGCTATGGGCTGTCCCCCCACGAAAACGAACAAGTCACCTCTGTAGATGTCATTTCTCGAATCCAATTTAGTTCCTGCCATAATTTTATCTCCTCCTAATAGAAATTTTTATTATTTGTACAAATTTATTATCAACCTTATCCTCGGTAGCGTCTTCACAGCGTATCGCAATGTCGGGATTCGCAAATTCGCCTACCAAGGCGTCGTATATGTAAATGGCCATCTGCTGGCTGCGGTCATAATCCTCGCTAACCGCTGTAACGTATACTATTGGAATCTGCTCATACACTCCCATCTTAGTGGCATCTTCCTTGAATCCGTCACGCTGATAGACTATGTAATCGCCCTCTGTACCATCTGGCGCAAGGATAGGGAATATCTTCTCCCCTACCAGTTTCATGAGATCCTCATGATTGAGCAGCAATGCACGTACCTCCGTTGTCGCTTGGAACATGTTCATTCTGTTACCTCCTTGAATTAATCCTATCTACTGCTCTACGAATGCCCTCATATACTGCATCCATAGCCCTTCCTTCTTCACTCTCCTTGGCATCGCTCCAAAAATGATTGCCAGGCATGATGCCACGATATTCCCCTCGGCGGGTATATCGGTGCTTCGTGCCGAGATCAACAAGATGTGAATGATTACCTCCTGGACGGTCAAAACCAGCCAAAGCGCCCAACGATGATCCTTTTACCCTTGTCGTGAATGAGTTGTATAGGTGATTTGTCTGCCGTCCGTGACGAAGAAGACGAGCGCGGAAATTAGACCGTCCCTTGGCACGAAATAAGACAACTGCCGCACGGAGTCCGCTCCGCACAGCCTTGTCCTTTTCAAAGTCTCCCAATTCCCGAATAAGGTACCTTACATTATCCAAGTCTTCCACGCTCACCTGTATCATACATCCATCTTTTTAAGTGTTATTGTAACCATATTGGCCTCAGGTTCCAGCATCCGTATTTCCCAATAGCATCCCGCATACTTGACACGGCATCCATATTGTATCTGAGGATAGGCATAGGTGTACATCACTACGGATTGGCTTATCGTCTCTTCGTAGGCATTCTCCGTCGTCGGATGCAGAGTCTGCTTTTTGCGACCTGCGCGACAGCAGAATACTTCCTTGTAAGACTTTGTTACGGCTCCGGTGGGACTGGTTACTAGAGCTGGAGACTCGAACACCAATACATATTTCAGTTCGCCTGCTCTCATAAGCTGTAGTTACGATATAATGCTGTAAGATACTTCACACCTTGCTCCAGTGGTCGAGTTTGCACGGCGGTCACTTCCTCACGATTAGCATAATATGCGCCGACCGATAAAAGGACAGCCTGTTTCAACGGTGCCGGTATGGTCGCGGCACCGTCAATAGAAGCCAGTTCCGAAACAGTTATGCACAATTCCTTAGCCACTTTCTCTTCGGCAACCTCAACGAGAGATTGGATATAGTCATCGTCATCTTTATAATCCAACTCTACGTTGAGGTGTTTCTTAACCAACTGTAAGTCAAGATAGCTCATATCATCACTTCATTGATGCAATACAGAATGACTCCTTACGGATAAAACCCATATTCCAGTAAGAATTGACAATCAACCGAACTGTACCCTTCAGGGCTTGAGTATACGGGTCAACCAACAATTCAATACCACCCCACTGACCAACGAAATAATCCGCCCAATTACCGAAGACTATACCGTATTCATCTGATGAGTCTCCAATTTTAGACGGTATGCTATTCGTGCGCAGCGCCTTGTAACCATTCAGCATACCGTCACCGTTTCCGGTGAAGATAAAACCTCCGGCACCACTTGCATCTTTCACCTTAGTCTTGGCTTTGCCAATCAACGTGGGGTGCATAATATATGCCAGATTTCCATACAATGCGTTCTTGGTATCTGCTTTGGTTTCCATATACACAATATTAGCCCAATTCAAGTCGCCCTTGACTATCTCATCCAACATCGAACTGTCAAACATACCATCCGGAGTATTAGCCACGTCTTTCCCCTTACCAAAAGCCGTAGTCTCCAGTTTCTGTGCAATCGCAGTAGCGAGAGCCTGACGGATATATGCTTCGACAGACTGATTCTCCTGAATAAGTAATTGTTTGCTGATATCTACGAAGGCTGTCAGACGAAGAGGCTTATAGGTGGTGCCTTTAGTAAAGGCTCCCGCTCCGTCCTTAGCGTCACTATTCTCTCCTTCCCAACTTACATTAGCCCCACTAAAGGAAGGCCAATAAATATCTCCCTGAAGACCTGTCATGAATCTTGCACCAGCACGTGCCAATACAAGCGCATTCTGTAACGGCAACAGCATTTCCTGTTGTTCTTGGTCGATAACTACCCCAGTTGCCGACTCTGTTGCAGCAGTAAAAGCCGACCGATTTTCCAAACTGACCGGAATAACAATACCTTGATTATCCGGAACCTGAGAGACGCTCATTCTATGGTATTGCGTCGCTTCATGAATAATAGCGGCTTCCGTTTCATGCTGTTCACGTCCATTAACCATGTTTCGGATAGCACGTGACAGTAAAAATCCGCCCTGACGGGTTACATGCGGACGTCCCGGAGAGGTGTTTTCATCCATACGTTCCTCAATTTCAAGGTCGATTTCCCTCATACGAAGCTGATTAGCGCCAAGTAACTCATTCTCTTCGGCTGACAGTTGGCGCTTTTCTGTCTTGGCCTTCTCAATAACATCCTTAGAACGAGCAGAAAGTTGCTTCTTCTCGTCCTTCAACTCTGTAATGCTCTTCAATTTAGGCATAATCTTAAAAGTTAAAAGATTCAACAATATTCTCGTAATAAGAATCAGGAACTTCCTGCTCTTTTTTTCTCAATTCCTCTTCAGCAAGTTCTTTTCCACGCAAATAAACAGAAGTCTTACTATAGGCAGCATTATATACAGGAGAAACATCATACAACTCACCGAATTTCTCAATAGTACGAACCCAAGAACCGTCTTTCTGACGTTCCCAAGTGTCTTTCTCCACATCAAAACAGAAAGAACTCTCCGTAATCTCGCCACGACGAATATTTTCAAGTAATTCATCACCTAACGGAGTATTCGGAGCCTCGAATCGGTACTTCAAACCTTTCTGGTCAACTTCTAGTTCCAATGAACCCGCCCCTTCCTTACTTCTGGCCAAAATACCTCGCGATTGGTTGTGATTCATCAGTGCAAACACATCACTTTTGGCTATCACCCCATCCAACGCTCCGCGCATGATTACTTCCTTGAATGATAAGCCATCAGATGGCGTGTCAAATAGCATGGCGTAACCTTCGACAGTACGTTTTTCCTCATTTCCCCCTGTAACTTGAACTTGAAATGAGGTATTTCGGATTTCTTTTTTCTCTTCCATATCACTGTTCTTTCCCATTAACATTTTGTTTGTCCGACAAATTAACAGGTCGCGTTAAAATAACTTCCTTAACTGCGTTATCTAAAGTCTGTACATTGACTTGCACAAACGCTTTATCTCCATTTTCAATTCGGGGGAGGTTATTCTCTCGGCGAACCTCATTAGGAGTAGCTGCTCCTACGACTGAAAGGTCTTTCCAATAAGCAGCCTGAGCTGCCTTATCCGTTCTTAGGATTGCGGATGTATCGAATTCAGCTTTCAAAGTCTTCATCTCGGACAGTAAAAACACTTTCCGGTTAATTTCCTGTTCTATCTTAGTTATTACGGCCAATGCTGTGTCAGTAAGATACTGCAACTGGGTTGCTTCAACGGTTGAATAACTTGATTTCGATAAGTCAAAAGCCTTAACTGGAGAAACAGAGAAAAAACGACAAATATCTACAACGTTAAACATGCGAGATTCTAACAATTGGGAGTCCTTAGGGTTTATGGTAATAGGCTGATAACGCATATTGCCCTCCAATACGGCTATGCCGTTAGGATGATTAGCCACACGCTCATCCCACGTATCGTATATCTGATCCTTCTGTTCCTTACTCAGACGGGCCCCCTCTACGGTTAATACTCCGCTGACCCCCCCACTGCGCAAAAAGCCCTCGGCATGCTCCTCGCTACTGGTTGCTATTCCCAACGTCTGACGTGCGTGGGTCAAAGTAGAAACGCCAATAATGCCATCATAAGAGAAATTTAGAACATGAATCATGTCTTTGGGTTCCACTAAAGATGAAAATCCCGTCACCTGGTACCTCTTACGAGATATTCCTTTTCGGTCTGTAATCCACGTAATGGTCACTTGGTTAGACGGTATGTAGATGAGTTGAACTACTCGTAACTGAGCATCGCGCTCAATATAGGCATATCCGTTTCCCGTAAGAAGTACGGAGGCCATTAATGTCTTAAAGAAAACATATCGGGTCATGTCTTCATTTGGTTCAAGATCCAATAACGTATAGACCGGATGTTCTTTTGCCTCCCGTTTAAATCCGTCAGTATCCACCCGATAAGTCTTCAACGGAAGCACCGCAACACTATCCGATATCAAATCTACGCACCGATACACGGTAGATAGCAGCATCGGTTTGCTCCGGCTAGTCAACGCTGGCCAACTACCCCTATAACCCCACGCAGGAATTCGAGATAGTTCCTCCTTACCGGCCCTGCGAATCTCATATCCGAATATCTTCATTTTGTTTTTTTTTCGTAAAACCGAAATTGTGTCAGACAAAAGCTAGTAAAACTCTCCGTATCGAGGTGAATCCAAATATCCACCGAGGGCTTCCAGCATAGCTATGACACCATCTATCTTTTTGTCATCGTATTGCTTAGAAGGCTTCGTATTCCCGTTTTTATCTCTTGCCATCACCACATTTCGGAAACAGTGGCGGTTGATAATGTTGTTGTCAATAACAGCCCTGCCGGACAGAAGCAAACGCTCCATTTCTTTAGTCGGACGATTGAAATTACCCAAAGTTTGAGAAAACGGTTTCATCGGCAACCCTTTCTCTTCTGCGTTGATGGTAAACTGGGTGGCATTCCATTGGTCATAGCATATAGTTTGAATGAATAATATCTCGCGCAGAGTCATGATGTCGTTGAGAATATAGTCGTAATCGGTTACATTACCAGGTGTGATAGTAATCAGGCCTAAGCGCCTCCACGAACCGTACAGTTCCTTAAATCTCTTTTCCTGAAGTGCAGCCTCCGGAAGATAGTAATTAACACCGAAATACAGTTTATCTGATGCCGGTATCATGTATGCCATACAAGTGAGGTCGCTAGTTGATGACAGGTCAATCCCCATATAACATTCACGATTACGGAACTTTTCAAGTTCTATAGACTGCGATCCCTTAAGAATGTAATGCTCTGGAATCCATACTGTCTCGCTGTCACACCAGAGATTGAAATTCTTAGTCTTGACGCCAACCTCCTCAGATGGCGAATTAACAGCAGCCCGTACCTGCGTTTCCAGATAATTAGGCTTGACCGTCACCCCGAGATTAGGATTGCTCTTGCCCCAAGTCTTCGGTTCCTTCCAATCGTCCCCTTCATCCATGCAGTAGATAGCCGCAAAAAGGGTGTCGTCTTCCTTAAGTCCACGCAGCACCTCCTGGCACATGTCCCGATACTGGTAGCATGGTCCCAACTTATCGAATCCGGCTGTAGTGATAATAACGGCCATCGGATTGTCACGCATACCCTGAGATGACTGGAGCACATCCTTCAGCCCTGATGTCTTGGCTGCGTGGTACTCGTCAATCAGATACATTGATGCGTTGAAACCGTCCAGTTTACTGTCATCAGCGGCGAACACCTGAAGTAGCGATATCATACGGCTGTATTTGACCTTATCCCGATAACTCTCCAGGTACTTGCCCTTCGGATCCAACCCACGCGCAAACTGGGAACAAAACTTGAATGCAATCTTTGCCTGCTCCTTGCTGTTTGCCGCCAGGTCCACCTCAGCGTCCATCTCGCCATCAGCTATGAGATGATACAGACACAAACCGGCTGCGAATGCAGTTTTGCCGTTCTTACGAGCAATCTCTATATAAACGTATTTTGTCAACCGTTCATCCGTACCCTTCAGATAAAACCCATATACTGCTGCAATGACGAATTGCTGCCATGGCTCCAGAACAAACGGTTTGCCCGCATGACGACCCGTGAAGTGGGATAATACGCCAAAGAAGGCTATCACATCATCAGCCTTATTCTCGATGAACTCATAACGGTCATCTTCCATAAAACGGAAGAATCTCTCAACTGCAAGCCGAATGAGTTCACCCGCTACGATGCGTCCTTCTACAACATCACGAGCATACTGATAATATGCCTTCACGGACGACTGCATCAGCACGCCTCCTTACGTTTCTTGAGAAATGTATCCAACGGCGATTCCATATTATCCTCACTGGCCATTGCCTTGATGCGTGTCTTGGATTTTGCGGTCAACCCGTACTCCTTAGCAATCTCTATATACTGTGCCCAACTCTCCTTCAAGATGTTGGTTTCCGGCCTCTTAACGGTTTCACCCTTGCCATTCGTCATTGTATATCCGTTTTCGGCAAGTACATCCAAACACCTCAGGTACGTATCGTATGCCGTAGCCATCCGATGTAACTGCGGTATGTCGGTGACATCCAGCATTCCCTTGTCATTAAGGATACGTACAATACCTAGCATCATTTTCTTCGTCTCGTCATGCTTGACGCTGGCTGGGCATCGGAACACCAGTTTCTTTTTACATTCTGCCATTTCTCATTGATCTTTTTATCAATCTAAAACGACTTTTTCGTCCGACATTTTAAAAAGTTGACTTTTTTCAAAAAATGCCTTTAGTGTAAATGGGGGTCGGATGAGGTTAACTCGACTTAGTTATTTAAAAAAACGACCCATACCCATATTCGCATATATACACAGCACATATGATAGATATTTACCGTTAAAAATAGAACACCAGCCGAATAAATCCCTCTATCAATAATGTAAATAATAATTATTATTTCAGATTATGTATACGTTGATGGCACACCTTACACAAACTCATCAGATTATCGTAATCATAAGCAAGCGCCAATCTCTTGGATGGGTCTGCCGTTGACATGAACGACACGATATGATGCACATCTTCTGCAGGTACTATCTTTCCATTCTGCACACATATCTCACACAACGGGTTACAACACAACTTCCACATACGTAGCTTACGCCAACGGATGGTGGCATATATTTTACGACGGTCATCAGCGTATCGGTTACCCTCGTCAATCCTCTTTCTCCTTTTCGGTTTGTTGATAGTCGGCATATACGATTCTCGATTGTCTATAGTCTTGAATAGTCCTAAACTGAATCATGTTATAGCGATAGCAGAACCAATCCAACAATTCCTCATCGCTCTTACAAGCGGCTGCTTTGTCATCTCCGATAACATACATCACAGTATCCTGGAATATATCATCGTAATTCAATCCGCCGTATTCCACAGTATCCGGATGCCAGCACCTCGTCTTCAGTTTATCATAATTCTGGGCTATGATGTTGGCCACTTCTAGATGACACTTATGTACCCTTTCTGGCATACTCCGGAAGATTGATTCGTCCTTCTTGGTCTGTGATTTGTTCCAGGCTGTTATGTATGAAAGCACGCACGATAACCGACAGTTTAGCTCCGGTCATCTCACACACCTCAGAGAGTTGCAACAGTGTATGGTCATCGAATCGAATGGATAGTCTTTTCTTGGCTGGCATAGGTCATAAGTTTTAAGTTATCCGTAAAAATAGCCCTTTTGTCCGACACTTCCAACTACCTGATATCGAAAAATATAACTTTACTTTCGTCTGTACTTGTCCACGCGCGCCTTGACTGCTTGCATCAACGCTTCCTGCCTGTCCATCTTACCACCGAGGGCCTTGATTACATCTTCATCAATGGTGCCGTCAACCATCAGCTTATGAATGATCACTGGCTTGGTCTGCCCTTGTCGGTATAATCTCGCATTCGCCTGTTGGTATAGTTCGCAGCTCCATGGAAGAGAAAACCACACTACAATATTCCCACCAGCTTGCAGATTCAGTCCATGACCGGCACTTGCCGGATGTGCCAGCATCAGTGGTATCTCCCCTCTGTTCCATGCACGGATGCAGTCACTACCTCCAATCTCAACAGGATGGTATTTCTTCAGCCGCTCCTTGATACGGTATATGTCATGCTTGAACGCATAGAATACCAGGACCGGTTGCCCATTGGCCGCCTCAACGATTTCTTCCAATTTCTCCAGCTTCTCCTGGTGTATTTCATGCACGTTGTGGTCTGCATCATAGATGGCACCGTTAGCGAACTGCATCAACTTGTTCGTAAGTGCTGCCGCATTGACAGCTGATATGTCCCCGTCCTCCTCGGGTAACTGAAGGATCTGTTCCTTCTCGAATTCGTCGTATCGCTTCCGATTCGCGGATGTCAGCCTCACCTTCACGTCGCGGTCTATTCGCTCCGGCAATTCCAGATAATCCTCGGCCTTCATACTGATACAGATATCGCCTATTTTGTCGTAGATGGCCTTCTCGCTACCGTCCAGCGTCTTGTAATCATACACAATCTGCCCGTTGGTACGTCCCGGCTTGAAATACTTCATACGATATGACGTGATGGTCTTCCCCAACCGCTCGCCCATGTCCAAAAGATACAGCTGGCTCCACAGGTCCATCAGCCCGTTGGGTGCCGGTGTCCCCGTCAGCCCGACGATACGGTTAACCTTCGGACGCACCAACCGCAGCGCACGGAAACGCTTCGATTTCCCGGACTTGAAGGACGACAGCTCATCTATCACCACCATGTCGAATGGAAAGTACCCGTTCCACTTTGCCACCAGCCATTCCACGTTCTCCCGGTTGATCACATAGATGTCGGCGTCACGCTGGAACGCTTCGATTCTCTTTTTCTCCGATCCGAGCATCACGGATACCCGCAGGTGCTTCAGGTGGTCCCATTTGGCGCACTCCGATGTCCATGTATCCTCGGCCACCCGTTTCGGCGCTATCACCAACACCCTGCTTACTTCCAGGTATTCATTCATCAGGATATTGACGGCGGTCAGCGTTGATACTGTCTTACCCAATCCCATCTCCAGAAACAATCCGGTAGCCGGATGTTCGATGATATGTCTCACTGCCGCTTTCTGATACCCATGCAAATTACGCTCATCCATTTTTCACATCCTCCAAAAACCTGTTCAATTCACTCTGTCTGTCAATCACTCTCACATCGAAGCCCAGTCCCTTGAGGTCGCTTATCGCTTTCTCCTGCAGCTTGGTCGGCTTCTTCCCGGTCGTCTTCAATTCAACGAAGTAACACCGCCCGGCCCTCAGCACTATTCTGTCCGGGATGCCCCGATGGTACGGTGAGGAAAACTTCAGCGCTACACCGCCCAAAGCCTTTACCCCCTCCCTGAGTTTCCTCTCAAGGAGCTTCTCGCTCACCGGCTTGTCAATATCAATTTTATTTACCTTCTTCATATCGTGTTCGCTAATACGTCCCGATGGCTAGGAGCCGTCACCCGGAAAATTCAAATGATACAACTGTGCATGCACAACCCCCATTCTTTATAAATACCCCCTTTAGCATACTTAGCATATATATTTAATATGCTAATCTCATATATATATATAAAATTCTTGTATCCTTGTATCATTAACTATTAACTTTTTATTTTACAGCATTTTATATTGAAACAACTATGATACATACCCACTTTCGAGGTTGTATCATTGTATCATTTTCAGACAAAAACATCCATACTCGTACTATCCTTTGTATCATTTACATTTTCTCGGGTCCATACCCTTTGTCGGCCATACCCTACATCAGACAGTAACTTATTCCGCCTCCATCCGTCAATTTTTTTCATACATGATGACACACGATAGCTGTTTCCCTTGTCACTAGTATTGACTACACCCAGGTCCACACACTCATTAAGAATCTCCTTGGCACACACGGATGTGCGTACCAACACGCCCTCCGCACTAAGCATATCTTCATTAGCGAAATAAGACCTTCTCTGCTTCGGCGTCATGCCGTACCAGTTGGTTGGGAGCTTCTTCTCCAGGAACGATTCGATAAGTCCCTGCCATTCATCCTTCACCTTATAATCGTTCTGTATCGTCAGAAGGTCGGCACACAAACTGGGCGGCAACACCAACGGAATCCTATTCCTGTAATGCGTAACAGCCTCGGCCCATATCTGCCCTACCACATCACTTGTGAGGTCCGCCCACAAATTATACTTTGGTTTGTTCATACTCACTTGTATTGGCCAATATCGTCGCTCTCCGGTAACATCCCGAAGGAATTCATCCTCATTGGTCGTGGCAAAGAAAATGTTCTGTCTCAGCCGATGTACCTCATTCTTGCCATATGCCGGACGGAAATCATCGGATGTCTTGGATAGGAAGTTCTTGATAGCTTCCACTTCGGCCTTCCTGAATCCCACAAGTTCACCAATCTCAATGATGAATTTACCCCGCAGGTGGCTGGCAGCCTTGACCGGTTCATCGGGAGACGGCATGGATGACGAGAACCACTCCAGATTCACTGCCATCTTCTCCAGCAAGGTTGACTTGCCGCACCCCTGCGTACCAACGATGACTGTTATCTGGTCAAACTTCGTGCCCGGCTCGAAAGCCCTATACACTGCCGCTGTAAAAGCCAGCCGTGTGATCCATCTGTTCAGTTCCGTATCCGGCGCCCCAAGGTAGTCAACGAACAGCGTATCCAGCCTCGGCACACCATCCCATGTAAGTTCGTCCAGATATTCCTTGACCGGATGGAAAGCGTTATCACGACAGACAGCGTCCATAGCGTCCTCTATCTTTCCTCTGCCCTCTATACGCCACGGCTCACGGGAAAGAAAGATGCGCAGGTTGGCTTCATCATCGTCACGGATGAATCGTTCACTGTCACCTTTTCTGCGCCACGGAGGCAGCCTCCTGAACACCGGTCTCTCGTTGAATGTATCGTAGGCAAAGCATCCTTTCAGCAATGGCTCGTTAGAGATAATCAGCCTTATGTTTTCATAGGTAGCCAAAAAACCACCTTTCCTTGCAGGTTCCAACATATCAAGCCAGTTATCGTCCGGTTCTTCCATATCCGTCACCACGTTGGCAAAATCCCCACATGCCGACGCTATCCTTTCACGGGTCATCAACGATACCGTATCTCTGTCTTTAAGCGCAAACTCCTCCATGGCGATGAAGGACGGTCTCTTGGTAGTATTCGTCTTATCCTTCACATCCGCATCCAAGTGGCCAAACTTCTCCACACGTACCAAGTCGAATGCATTGCACAACATCCCGCATGCCGGATCGGTGGAGTGATGAGAATAACTGAAGACATTATCGTATAGCACTACACCGCCTGCAGTAGTTCCCAAAGCATAAGTATATCTCCCAGGCACGTCGCATGGGAGATAAATATCCGGAAGGAATTTGCCAATAGCCTCTTCTATGGTATAAGTTCTACAGAAAGCACCGATTATTCCGGTCTTGGCCAGCGGGTCTTCCTGTGTTTTTGCCTTATCGATACTCAACTTAATATCCTTCAATTCATCTGCCGGTCTTGGCCACGACGATGTGTCTTTCCAGTCTCTGTAGGATGCCAATACCTCATCAGCGCATAACGCGGGGGCGTCCATGTAACGGAAATAGAACTCGGCATCAGCTGCTGTGGACGGCCAATACATCATCCGCTCCGCCTGGAAAGTAGTCCGATCAAACTGGTCGATATCTATGGTTTCCGCCACCTTACGGCCGATAGCTTCATACTCATCTACGGTGACGTCCCTGTCAAGCAGTATACACAAGCGCAGACGAGGTTTCTCCGGTGTGTGTTTGTGTGTGGAGTACACCAACGCAGCGCAATTGTATAGCATGCAAAACATAGCCCATGTATCCGGTTTTCCGAAGTCAATATCCAACGTAAGGATACGTCTTGACGTCACTTTTCCTCGGAGGCGGCGTCCTCCATTAAGGATACCGCCAACAAATCCGCCTTTATCCTTAATTTCATCCTGACGGATTTTCTTCTCGTGCATATACACATCCAGTCTCTCATCCGTCCGGATAGTTTTCGACACTTTTCTCACAAACTCCCCCCAAGTCCATACTTTTGTCTTCCAAGTCGTGTCGTGGCGGCTTTTGCCTGTGGCCATGTAGAAAGACGTATCAAACTTAATAGCTATATCTTCAGGCATGATTCTTTTAATTCATTAAAAAATAACAGTTCCTTATTATATATTTTTGCAACTTCAAACTCAGCCATACATCCCTTGCTTGCACTCCATCCTGGCATCATCAAGATAGCGTCACATTCAAGCAATGCCATAATATCCTTCCCATATAATAAGAATAAGGCATATCTTTTTTCGGGCATACATCAAAGGGAGTAATCACAACATGTCCCATTTTTGATATTTCGGTCTTTATCGCTTGTGCTTTCTTTCTGGCCTCAACTATGGGTTGACCGGTTATCGGAAGGCTTATATACACTTTCATACACATTTCTTTCTTTTATTCCGTTCCCTATTATCTTCCGAAACACACATTTTGCACCATGATGTCTTGATGTGGTACGCTTTCCTGTTACGGTAGATTGTCCTGTCATAGAAGCAGGATAGTAGAAGCGGTCTTTTGCAGCGGCTGCACACCTTGCGTTCTACACCGTCCACCATTACCCGGTTCCTCGGTTTCCGCTTCACTATCTCACACGGACCGCATTCGGATGCACCATACTTCCGGCAATAGGCAAGAGAATGCTTGCCACATTTCGCGAAAGAGGTGCAATCGGAGCGGGGGACTGTCTGATGAATGTTCATGATACTTCTATTATTATTTCGTTCAATCAGTCCTTAAGATAATAAGGTGTCACATATCCTGCGCCTTTCAGCGGCAGTTCTTTCGCCCAGGAAATAGGCTCCTTGAATATGTCTTCAATATCCCTGAGAGTCTGAGAGCCGTCAGCTTTCGCCTCTATAATGGTCTCATCGTGAACATGGAACACTACCGGATATCCTTTCTCCTCCAACCGCATAATGGTCACCGCTAAGCAGTCCCGAGCAATGCCCTGCACAATATTCTCCACCAGCTTACCACCGTAGGTCTCCTGTGTACACCACTGCTTCGTGGTTTGGCTCAGCCCTTCATAGGTTATGCAGGCTTTGCCGAAACGGTTTGTGCCGATAGTCGGTTTAGGATAGCACAGACAGCGTCCTGAAGGCAGTTTAACCATCAGTAGCCCCATTCGCTTGAAGAAGTACAGCCCATGAGCTTCGGTGGGACCTCCTGTCTCAATCGCAGCGGTAGCAGCTCTCTCCACTTCGGTCCATAAGGACACAATAGCAGGATTCGCCTTACGCCAATGGCTGACAATCTCGGTCATCTCTGTTTCGCTCAGACCCATACGTTCACCACCCATGGCCTTCATGGCCATTACTCCGCCCTGGTACCCCAGCGCCAGTTCGGCAATCTTACCCTTCTGTCGCCTTGGGTCAGTCTTGGTAATCTCCTCGACAGGTACATGGAACATCATGGATGCCGATGCCTCATAGATTTTTCCGTGAGTACGGAACACCTCCAACCGCCATTGCTCATCGGCCAGCCAAGCAATCACACGGGCCTCGATAGCGCTGAAGTCGCACACCATGAAGATATGCCCCTCCTTAGCGATGAAGGCAGTACGAATAAGTTGGGACAGTATATCAGGAACATTGCCGAACATCATCTCCACTATATCAAGGTCCCCTTCCTTCACCAACTGGCGTGCATAGTCCAAGTCGGGAAGATGATTCTGCGGTAGGTTCTGTACCTGCACAAGTCTGCCAGCCCATCGTCCGGTCCGATTAGCACCATAGAACTGCAACAAGCCCCGCACCCGGTTATCGGCGCAAGCAGCTGCCATCATAGCCTCATACTTCTTCGTGGAAGTCTTGCCCATCTCGGTACGGATCTCCAACACTCTTCTCACTGTACCATCGTCAGTAGCTTTCAGCATATCCGGGATGTCCCTCTTGCCTAACGCCTTGACGGTACTTCCTATCTGCTCCTCCAACCATGACTTAAGCTGCGTCACGCTGTTGGGGTTATCAAGTCCTGAGAGCTTGGCTGCCTCAACGGCTAGCCTACCCTTATACACATTATTCATATAGACGGCATGGTGTACGAAATCCATATCCAGCAGTACGCCTCTGTCATTGATACGCTGGTCAATACAGTAGAGTTTTTTCTCGCTCTCCGGTATCTCGAAAGACAGCGTTTTCCGTCGGATCTCCTGCTCTACCTCAACATCACGGACACAGTAGCGTTTGAATGTATCCCACTTGTCAGGGGCATGCTCCGGAAGATTCCTTGTCCGTCCACCGTTGACCTTTGTCGGCTTGCACGGGCAGGAGAAATACTTGATGAGCGCTTTCCCCTCTGACATCTTCTGATCCTCCAGCTTCAGCACCTTACCCGCTTGTGCCAGACTCAACGGCAATCCGAGCATAGCGCAGCGTACCATGGTGCACTCCCATTGCTCTGGCTCAAGATAGATACCGAAATATTTACCGATACACGTACGCTCGAAAGAAGCATTGAACGCCGTCTTAAGTACAGCAGAATCTGTAAGGGCCTCAAAAATATGTTCTGGTAATTTTTCACCCTGTGTAAAATCTGTAATCCGTACAGGCCCGTCATTAACCGAATATGCAAATAATAGGATGGTGAAATCATCCGCCTCCGTATATTTATATACTCCGCAGTTTGATATGTCGTTACTGCTGTAAGTTTCTATATCGATACCCAAACTTTTGATAGGTTCTCTGTCTCGGGAAGCCGCCTCCCCGTTGAGCCGTGAAGCTATGCCCGTACAAATGATAGAAAAGCCCTTGGCTAGTTTAACATTATAGCGTATTGATATAGGCTCAAGTCCTATCAATTCGCTCCACGTTTCCAATGTCTCCGGATAGTGTGTGGCCACATTGCTTAGTCTCTGGAACTCACCATCAGTACAACCTATTTTAGCCCAAAACTCATTACAGAAAAAATTATCTACGTACTTGGCCAGAATAAGGAATACTTCTGTCAGCTCAATGCAGTCTTGCTCGGATGCGTCCTGACGATAGCGGCGGATTATCTCCGCCGCAACTTCAGCAATCTGTTCTTTTTTTATGTAATCAGAATAAATCATCCGTACTATCGTCAGAAGGTTCAAAAGGAATATCAATGCCGGCAAAGTCTGCCTCTGCCGTTGACTTACCACCCAGTGATTCCCCATCTTTGGTCTTCATGAGATGGTTAAGTCCGCAAGCGATACCTTTGTTACCGTTAGTATTGAACGCAAAGAAGTTAACAGACGCATACCCATAACAACCGCTGTAGAATTCATCCTGTTCCATAATAGGCTGTCGTTGAATATTGACCACACCCGGTTTACTCTGACTGGTGGCATTAATAAAGTAGCATCCCTTATAAGCTTCATCATCCGGTCTTTCGGTATCACCGTCACGTAACGGATTTTTCCATACAGCCGGAATTTTGCCACCAAACTTACCAATACCTGCATTCAAGGCATTCTGGATAGCTGCCTTTACCGCATTCACCGATTTTGTGTCATTCTTCGGGATAATCAACGATACAGAATACTTTTTCTTGGCATTAGCGTCATCCCCAATGGATGCAGGTTCCCACACATGTACATAGCTGAAACGTACAGTACCAATTACACATTTTGTTTCTTTAAAGTCGTTCATAATTCTTGTTTTCCTTTAATCGTTTAACAGTTAATCATTACAAATCGTATAGTCGAAAATGACCGAATTCCGGTCCGGTCTTTTATGTGCCATGCAGCAATCCCTATAAGCGCATTGAGCGGCTCCGTCAAAGGATTCAAAGAAACAGGCACGGCAGCTATTCCCACCGGGCAAGCCTGGTATAGAACGGATTTTACGCACACGCAGATACCCGTCGTTGAAAGTAACCATGTCACCGGGAGGCAATTTCCGTAGTACGCTCTTGAGTTCTTCAGTATTAAAATCATCCATAGTTCATACGTTTACATTTTTAAAATCGTTCTCGGCACAGCTCCACTCCTGCCGTTTATCACTGTCCGGTACCAGTACGGGCTTTCCCTGCGGTTTGATGACATACTCACCCAGCAACACCCCAAAAGTCTTCTTCGTCAGCAGCTTTTCCATACTCGTTATGGTTTTCAGCTTAGGTGCTTCGTATATGACGTTTTGGGCAAATCCGTTGGCTATAAGTACCTCCGCTACTTTCTTCTCGTCAGCATACTTACGAATACTTCGGCCCTCAACCAACTTGAATCCGGGATACTTCTTCCCGTCCAGGGCAGCCTTGAGAGCATGTTCCTCGACAGCGGAAATCCAGTTTTTAATTCCGTCCGCCGCCTCAAGGATAGCAGCAGTCTCTTCATCTGTCAGTAATTCCGCATCCTTGAACTCATGTTCGGCCTGCTGCATCCTCAACTCGGCCAACGCCCTACATCGGGCCTTAGCCTTGCAGAACCGACAGTGGTCACCGGGGGACATATCACCTTCCCCCTTGAACGCCATGGCCGCACGGGGCTTCAACTCTTTCTCCCCCCATTCCAACAGGTCAGAGGCTCTCAGTTCGAACTCCGATACATTATCGATACGCGGCTGGTAGATGGTCATCCGAACAGTATCAATAGCATAGAGGTAACCAAACATATCCAACGCCCCGAGTGCGTACAACATCATCTGCTTATTATTGACAGCAGAGACACGCACTCCCTTACCGTATTTAAGGTCAATAATCTCAAGAGTACCATCCGCAATAATGATGGCATCACCGGTACCGAATGCTTCCGGTGCATAACCGGTCAAGTCTATCTTCTCTTCTATCCTGATAATGGCATCACAGGTAGCATGACGCGCGGACAGATACTTTTCGTACACAAGGTCAGCGTAGTCTTCAGCATACCTCTCCATATCCGGCTCATAAAACTCCTGACTTCGTAACTTATCCAACCACTGCTCCAGCTCGGACTCCCTGACAGCCCCCGTACGACCCTTGATAAAAGCTTCTCCGAACTCATGAGCCAATGACCCCTCTTTAGCGTAATCCCCCGCATCGTCAGAGAACTGCAACTCCAATCTGGCAGACGGAGTACAGACCAACCACCGACTGGCAGCGGACGGAGATAAAACAGCATGGCTCATAACGCACGGAGTTTTTCGATGAAAACTACCCGTTGTTCCTGATTCAAGTCAGGTACTCGCTTGACCCCCATTTCATTCAGAATGGTAAAAACGGCTTCCTTACCAAACTCCTTGGTCTTAGGACCTACGATATTTCGTAGTTCCTCATCGGTAATCTCTTTCGGTTTACCTTCACCCACTTGTCCGGACTCGGAACTCGTGACCGCTATCTGCTCGGTCAGCTTGGATATGTTCTCTACAGATACAGGAACTTCCGTAGAAAGATTAACTACCTGGGCCGGCTGTACGACTCCACCCAGCGCTGCTGCCAGCGCATTGACGCCACTGAGTAATGCAGGAGTGGCATCGAATTTCACATTTACATTAAAGTCCATAATCATTTATCATTTAAAGTAAACGCAGCAAGAAAAAGCAAGGTTGATGATAATACAGCAAGAATGCAGTCTATTAAGCAGTTAGGTGTTTAACTCATAATACTGCATAAGCTGAAAAAGGAGATCCGCTAAAAACAGCGAAAGACTTCAGTTCCCATATCGTTACTGATATAACGGGAATAAGAAACGGCACAACGGGTTCTATTTCAGTAATTTGCACAGTTTTTCATACCTGAGGACAACTCGCTTGATATTAACTTTGTAACGATCAAAAAAGT